ACAGGAAAACATGCTTTTGGCATATCAGACCGATCTGGATTCAGATATCGGTTAAAAGATATGCGTAAAGAATGGAATGGTTTGCTTGTTGGTAGAGATGAATGGGAAGAAAAACACCCTCAATTACAACCACTTAGGGCTGTTCCTGATCCTCAAGCGTTGAGAGATCCAAGACCAGAGCAAAATTTAGATGAGCAAAGAGATATACAGTATGGCTACGATCCTGTTGGATTTAGAGATATACCAGGAATAACCCCTGCAAATAATTTAGTTGCTCAAGGAGAAGTTGGGTCTGTAACTATAACTATATCAGACACAGGTAATGAATCAGCTAATCCTACAGGAGTTTCTGCGACAGGACAAGTTGGCTCTATTTCTTTTGCACCAAAGTTTGACAGTACATCCGTTACGTTAGACTCAACATCAGATACATTTGACGAGGGATAGAATATGGCAAAACAAACAGTAGGTATCGGATCATCTGCTAATGACGGAACAGGTGACACTCTTCGCGCAGGTGCAGATAAAATAAATGATAACTTTAACGAGGTGTATGCTGCCCTTGGAAACGGCACAACTCTTACAGACATAATAGATTCAAATGGATTATTTGATGTAAGTTCTGGTGCAAACAAAATTGTTTTTTACTATGCAGCTTTGAGTGATCTCCCAAGCGCATCAACATATCATGGTGCTGTGGCGCATGTTCATGCAACTGGCGGTTTATATTTCGCGCACGGAGGAGTGTGGATTCGACTTAATGATGAGACAACTGGCCCTGTTACTAAGTACACAGCGGGTACAAATGGCTCTTCTGCTTATACATTTACTGGTCCAGGGGCTACGTCTGGTAATAATCCAAACTTTACTTTCTACAAAGGCCATACCTATTTAATTGATAACACGGCTAACGTAGGAAGCCATCCTTTGCAGATTAGAACATCTGATGGTGGATCTGCTTTTACTACAGGTGTGACAGAAAATTATAATTCAACAACAGGATTGACACAATTTATTGTGCCGCATGAGCCAAGTGATACTTCTCTAGTATATCAATGCACTAATCATAGTGCTATGGTAGGAAACATAACAATAGTGTGATGATATGAGCTTTACATTCGATCAATTAAAAACGGCTATTCAAGATTATACAGAAAATGATGAGACAACTTTCGTCAATAATCTCTCTTTATTTATAAGACAGGCTGAAGAAAGAATATTAAAAAGCGTACAACTTAGTTTATTTCGTAAAAATGCTACAGCATCTACAACGGCTAGTAATAAATATTTGGCTTGTCCAGGTGATTTTTTAGCTCCATTTTCACTCAGTCTTGCAGGTACAGATGGAGATAAGTTTTTTATAGATTTCAAAGACCCTAGCTTTTTGCAAACATATACTCCAGATTCCACAACTACGGGATCTCCTAGATATTACGCGGTCTTTGATGTAGATAATTTTATATTGGCTCCAACTCCAAACACTACATTTACCGCAGAACTTCATTATTTTTACCGTCCTGCAAGCCTTACTGCGGGATCAGGTAGTGGAACTACTTGGCTTAGTATAAATGCTGAATTGTCATTGCTTTACGGAGCACTTGTTGAGGCTTACATTTTTATGAAGGGCGAACAAGACATGATGGCATACTACGATAAAAGGTTTACAGAATCTTTATCTGGTTTAAAAATGCTTGGAGAAGCGAAAGAAACAACAGATGAATATCGAACAGGAAAAGTAATTAGGGCAAAACAATAATGTTTAAAATTGATGTAAATGTGCCACAGCATGAACAAATTGTGGGTGTGAGGACAACAGAAAACAGGGGATTTAGCCCTGAAGAGTTGGCTGAACAATGTGTAGAAAAGATAGTTTTGGTTTCTGATACGGCTCATCCAAGTATTAGAGATCAAGCTCGTGCTTTTTCAAAGCATGTAGAAAAGCTTGTTGCATACTACATGAGGCAAGCTATTCGCAGTGACCGCACAACTGTGTATAACGCAATTAAAGATGCGGGTCATCCCCAACTGGCTGAACTTATAAGGAGACTTTAATATGGCCTTTTCTGGAAACTTTATGTGTACTTCTTTTAAGCAACAATTGCTTACGGGGAGTCACAATTTTACAAACTCATCTGGCGACACTTTTAAACTAGCTTTGTATGATAACAATGCTACGTTTACTGCCGCTACTACAGCATACACTTCATCAAACGAAGTGAGTAATTCTGGCTCGTATACTGCGGGTGGCGGAGCGTTGACAAACGTAACACCCACGACTTCTGGAACGACCGCTCTTACAGATTTTGCAGATAAAACATATACATCTGCAACAATCACTGCTCGTGGTGCGTTGATCTACAACACTACAACAGGCGCAGGATCAGGAACAACAGATACAGTCGTGGTATTAGACTTTGGATCAAATAAGTCTTCTACTTCTGGCGACTTTCAAATTGTGTTTCCAACGGCTGACGCAAGTAGCGCGATTATTCGTATCGCGTAAGGCAGTCTTCCCGTGACAAACATCACAGGTTGGGGACGTGGAGCATGGGGAGAGGGTGCTTGGAATGAAGCGACCCCTGTTCGTGTTGGTCATACTCTCAACGGTTGGGGTGAGTTAACTTGGGGTGAAACCTCTTGGGGTGGTGAGAAATCTACCCTTGCTGCAATGCAGGGTCAGGTTGGCACTGCTGTTGTTCGAGAGGATATATCTGCATCTGTCACGGGATTAGGAGCTACCGCAAGTGTCGGTAGCGTTACTGTACAGGGTAATAACACAGTAAATCCTGCGGGTCTTGCGGCTACAGGGGGTGTTGGGCAAGTCACTCTTGTAACAGAACAGAATGTTCCGCTTACAGGATTACAGGGTCAAGGGTTTGTTGGCACTGCCACAGTTGTTCAAGGTGGTGGTGTTGACGTTGTTGTTTCAGGGCTATCTTCTACATCTGCGGTTGGATCTGGCACGAGCATAATAATTGGTGTAAACGTGCCGCCCACAGGCATTGCAGCCACAGGTGGTGTAGGCTCTGTCACAATTAGCGAAGGTGCGGGAATTGATGTAACGCCAACGGGTATTGCAGCTACAGGTGGTGTGACCGAACCAACAATAATCGGTACAGCACCAAATGTTGCGGTGACAGGTATTGCGGCTACAGGAACTGTTGGACCTGTTACAGTTTTAACATCACAGGTTGTACCAGTTTCATCAGATAACTTGATTGCAACGGCATCAGTTGGTACAGTCACGGTGGCTACGATCAGTAAAGCTAATGTAACTGGTGTTAGCACTAGCGCATTAGTTGGTTCTGTGATAGTTTACGAAACAATAGTTCCCGCACCAGGTACTTCTTGGTCAAATGTCGGTCCTAATCCAGGCAGCACATGGACAGAAGAAACACCAAACCCAGGGACAACTTGGACAACGATAGGCGAAGCAGCGTAAAGGTAAGGAAATATGGCAACCTATACAACAAACAGCGGCATCAAGAAGATTGCCACGGGTGACGAATCTGGAACGTGGGGTACGTCAACCAATACAAACTTCGATATCATTGACCGTATTGCGGCGGGTGTTGGAGACATTACACTCTCAGGAACAACGCATACACTGACCACATCAGATGGATCTGCATCAGATGGACAGTATCATGTTTTGCTTCTAGGCGGCTCACCCTCTGGGACAAATACCATAACAGTATCTCCCAATGACGCAAAGCGCATGTACTTTGTTAAAAATAACTCAGGTCAGTCTGCTATATTCTCACAAGGATCTGGCGCAAATGTAACGGTTGCAAACGGTGCATCCGCTATAATTTACTGTGACGGTGCAGGATCAGGTGCAGCGGTTGTTGATTTAGGTGCTTCGTTACCTTTATCAGGAGCGTTGCTTGCAGCGAATAACTTATCAGATGTTGCAAATGCAGGAACATCTAGAACAAATTTAGGACTTGCGATAGGCACAAATGTACTGGCTTATGACGCAAATCTACAGGGATTTGTAACGGCTCTTACCCTTCCTACGTCCGATGGGACAAACGGGCAGGCGTTGGTTACAAATGGTAGCGGCACTATTTCTTTCGGTAGTGCAGGAATTGGAACAGGTAAGGCCATCGCAATGGCTATTGTGTTTGGATAAAGGAGGCTAACCGATGGCAGCACCGAACATTGTAAATGTAAGCTCTATACTAGGAAAAACAGATCAGTATGCTCTTACAACGACTTCACAGACTACAATTTTAAACAACGCAGCATCGAGCGATAATGTTCTGAAAGTGAACATGATCCAAGTTGCAAACGTAGATGGCACAAATGCTTGTGACATTACGATAGATGTACACAGCGCGGCATCAGGTGGCGGCACTGCATTCTCACTGATTGCAACTGCATCTGTAGCGGCTGACTCTTCACTGGTAGTGTTGGATAAGAACACAGCGATATACCTAGAAGAGAACATGTCTATTACTGCAACAGCAGGAACTGCTAACGATCTGGAAGTAATAATCAGTTACGAGCAAATAACTGACTAAGGAGAGTTGTTGTGAAGGTAATTGGCAACTTAACCAAAGACGCCATCATCAGGGCTGCGGTCAGTCAAGGATCTAGTGCTACAGAAGCAGTTGGTTCTGAAACAGTTTTTGAGTCAGCTAATACCAGTATTATTGCTTCTGTATATGACTCGAATGCAAACAAAACAGCAATTTTTTATAAGGATCAAGGTAACTCGAACTATGGAACAGCTATTATTGGTACGGTTTCTGGAACCAGTATAAGCTATGGTAGTCCTGTTGTTTTTTATGCTGCAACGGCAAATTATATAGATGCAGCGTTTGATAGTAACTCAAATAAAATTGTTGTTGTATATAATGTTAGCGGAACTAATCATGGAGCAGCTATTGTTGGCACTGTCTCAGGAACAAGCATAAGTTTTGGCAGTCCTGTTGTTTATAATGCAGCAACTACTGCATATACTTCTGTTGTTTTTGACAGTAGCAACAATAAAATTGTCATCTGTTATCAGGATGGTGGTAATTCAAATCATGGAACTGCAATAGTTGGAACGGTTTCTGGAACATCAATAAGTTTTGGTTCTGAGACGGTATTTGAAAGTGCAACAACGGCTTATATAAGTACAACTTTTGACAGCAATTCAAACAAAGTTGTTATCGGGTATCAAGATGTGCAAAATTCTGATCATGGGACAGCAATTGTCGGAACGGTGAGTGGTACTTCCATTTCCTTTGGATCGGCTACAGTATTTGAAAGTGCAGCAGCGGCATATATTCAAACAGGTTTTGACAGCACTAATAACAAAGTAGTTATAGCTTACCAAGATTCTGACAATTCATACTACGGAACAGCAATTGTCGGAACTGTATCTGGCACAGGTATAAGTTTTGGTACAGCAGTGGTCTTTCAATCTTCTCAAGCTAATACTTATGGGGTTGCTCACGATAGTAATGCACAAAAAAATGTTATCTTTTTTAGAGATCAAACAAGCACTGCAAAAGGAACAGTTATAGTCGGCACAGTAAGTGGTACAAGTATAAGTTTTAATACTAAAACTGCTGTAAACGATGGTTATGCAGGGGGGCACACTCACAATGCTGTTTATGACAGCACTGCTCAAAAAGTTGTTTTAACTTATAAGGATGACGGAAATAATGGTTACGGAACTGCTGTAGTTTATCAAACAGGTTACACTAAAGCCACAGGCGGCACGATAGCCGATGGTAAAGCTGTCATTGTAAATGCAAATGGGACTGTGAGTAGTGTTAGTCAAGAAGCTTCTAGTGCAGGTACAGCAGCAGTTTATAACTCAGGATCGACAGGTAGAAGTGCAGTAGGTTATGACCCTGTAAATAAAAAAATAGTTATTGTTTACAAGGATGCAGGAAACAGTAATTATGGAACCGCAATTGTAGGAACCGTAGATGCGTCAAATAAATCTATATCTTTTGGTTCAGAAGTTGTTTTTGAAAGTGCTTCTTCCGATCATTTTGCAATTGCTTTTGATACCTCAGCACAAAAGTTTCTAATTGTTTATGAAGACAGTGGTAACTCAAGCTATGGTACAGGAATTGTAGGCACTGTGAGTGGTACTTCTATTAGTTTTGGTACTCCTACCGTTTTTGCTTCTAAAAACCCAACTATACGAATGGCAACTGACTTTGATACAAATTTAGGAAAATTTTTAGTTTGCTTTGCGGATGGGCAAAATTCATACGCAGGAGATAGTGTGGTTGGAACAATAAGTGGTACATCCGTTTCTTTTGGTAGCGGAGTAAATTTTAACAATGCCAACACTCCATATATAAACTGTGTATTTGATCCTGATAATAATAAGTTCGGTGTCTTTTATAAAGATACAGGGGACGGTTATGCTCATGGTAAAATAGGCACGATAAGTGGTACATCTGTTTCTTATACCTCTGAGCAAGACTTTAATTCAGCAA